TGACAAACAACCTCAGAGGAAAAAGAAAACTGAGTCATGTAAATATGGAAAAAATTGCAATCGAAAGAATTGCCCATTTCTGCATGAGAGTGAGGTTAGAAATCCCGCTCGTTGTAAGTTCTTCCCGTACTGTAAGAAAGGTGATGCTTGTGAGTTTCACCATCCAGTATCGGTTGCAAAAGAAGCAATAGATAAAATATCTAAAGAAATAGTTAACAATAATAAATCTGAATTAGAAAAGGGAACCCGTGAAGGAGTCAAATTGACTTGGTCCGAACTCGTACAAGAGAGAACCATCCCTCTTTCAGATAAACCGAATAGATCCAATAAAGGAAAAACTATTCGAAGAAAATCAAGTTCAAGTTCAAGTGAGGATATAAGAGATGTTGATATTGAAACACTCATCCTTACACAACAAAATACTGAACTTAATCAAAAATTAACACAAGACTGGAAGAAACCAACCTACAAAATAGTAGCAGTTGAAGCCCCTTCGGTCAACAATCCAATCTCACCAAACAATTTGAAAAAACATTGTATGTCGGCATATCATAAGAATGCAACAGGCACACACAAGTTGTTTGGAACTCTGGTTAAAATTCAAATACCAGATCAAGGAGCCTTCTGGGTGATAACAAATCATCAAATAGTCTCAGATGTTTACTACAGAGATCATGAAGGAAAAACAAAAATTCTCCCTGATGAGAAAAAATGGATGAAGATTGGCCCAAAGGATACTGGTTTAGCAATAATTCCAGCTAAAGAAATTCCAATGCCTAACAAAACACCCTTGAAGGTCGGTGTTGGAAAACAATCTTTAACCCTCTCACTCTTTTGTGGAATTGATCCTCAAGATGATGAACTCAAAGTGACCCCAACAGAAATTGAAGTTGCAATTGATACTATCAAACATTCTGCTAGCACAGCCAATCATTGGTGCGGTAGTTTTTTGATGGATCCTTCAACTCATGAAGTGATTGGAATACATCACGGGTCCATGGGAAAGAATCAAAAAGGACTCAACAATAGAGCAACAACCTTTGAAGCTGTTGTCTCTTATTTAAAAGAGTTGCAGGGACGCCCCACCCAGTAAGGGGCTTGCTCAATGAAGCAAAGAAGACCCAAAGGGCCAGGTGGAAAGGTCTTCCCCGCCTGAACTTAAAACAAGAAGAGGACCCAAGAAAATTTAAAAATATGACATACCTGGGCAATCTACCAGGTTCTATGAAGATTAAAGATGGAGAAACCCACACGAGAGTAAGAAGTCCGTATCTACAATTTGTTAATCCATATGTTCAAAGGATGGAAGAAATTTGTGGTGAGGACTACTTTTGTGTCAGACCAGTGAAGTTAAATGTTGAAAAAACAATAAACTCGTGGGATCAAAAGAAACCAACAACTTTTCAAAATGATGAAAGCTTTAAGAAAGCTATAATGTATTTTTCCAGTCGCTATGGACCAAAGTTTAGAGACTGTAAGATGAATACAGAAGAGCTGTCCGATGCCATTACTTGGAATAAAGATTGTGGTTATCCGGGAAATCACTATGGGTTTGTTAGTAAAGAAGATCTTAATTCAGATCCAGACTACAACCACTGGGAAGAAAATTTGAAAATGGGAAAGGAATTTCCACCAATTTGGGACGTCAGACCTAAGAAGGAGTTTTTACCCTTCGTTGATGTCGCAAGTGGAAAAATAAGACTTTATCAAGTCCCCCCACTCCATTATATAAAGTACCAATTGAAGTACGGGAAAAGAATATCGGAACGAATAAAAGGTTTTCGCTGGTCTGCTTATGGATTCAATCCCTACAGTGGAAACTTTAATTCCCTAGCACAACAACTCCTAAGAAAAAAAATCAGGTTTTGTTATGATGTTAGTGGTTGGGATAAATTCCTACCTATTCTGATGTATGTCTACAATGAAATATTAAATCGAAATGAAGATGATTGGACAGAAGAAGAAAAAGAAGAATTTCGGTGGGTAGTCACAAATGTCTGCTCACCAATCATGAAGATGCCTGATGGTACAACCTATATGAAAGATTATGGCAATCCATCCGGTTCTGGAACAACGACCAGGGATAATATTCTCTGTCACGTAATAATTATGGCACATGCTTTAATTGAAGCTTACTTTCTTGAACATGGGGAGTATCCTTCTTTTGAATTGCTTGACGAACAGGTTGTTAAGTTGTTTGGCGATGATAACATCGCAGGCGTCGACATGGATTTCAGTCTTATAATAGATGAGAAATTCCTATCCAATCACATGGAAAAATATGGAATGAAATTGAAGTTTCTAGAAGGTGGTGTCAACCACCCAATCGAAAAACTATCTTTCTTGGGAGCACATTTCACAGAAAAAGATGGAATGTATTTACCTGAGTTTGATACTTCTAGATTGGCAACTTCCGTCATATTTGACCAAGGAAATCTAAATTTGGCTCAATACATCTCAAAAGTAAGAGTTTTGACCATAATGTCTTATCCCACAAAAGATTGGGAGCCATTTAAGGCCATGTATAACAACATGATAGACAATTTAATAGATTATCAAACAGATGATCCAGTAATGAATTCAATAGTGGAAAGAGGTCACTTAAGCGACACATTTGTGGAGCAATTCTATACTGGCAATGAGTGTACTCTGCAGTCGAGTTTTGGTTTTTTACTTGACGATCCTAAAAATTCAGCAGAGGAACTGTCATCTTACTTCTATAAAAGAGAAAGGGAGATAATACAAGAAAGAATAGAATATTTAAATTCACTCCCTCAATTTGAAGATTTAGGCACTGGCGTTTTAAGAGATAATGGAACTCCCCGACCCGATTATATGGGTGGTAAAAGTTTTCCAATCATGTGGATGTTACCTCGAAAGTTTATAGTTGGAACACAAGCCTTCAATCGAAGGTATTCATTCTTGGACAAAGAAAGTCTATTGAATGCTTCTATAAGGGTAATTAATCTAGATTATTTCGCCATGTGGCCACCTCTATTCGCCATTCGTATGAACGGTTATGAAAAAAATGAGTGGATCTTTAAAAATAGACCACCTCTTCAGACTTGTCACGAATGGATCATCAGAAAGGATCATGAAACGGGAAAACCCCATGATTACTCGTCCTTCGATAAAATATACAGTCGAATTTATAAGGTAAAGGAGGAAGGATGGACCTTGTCGACGCTTTCTGAAATGAAACGAACTACTAGAGGAGAAAAAATATTAGACCGCCTGGTTGCAAATGCCAACCATCCATTAACTGAGGATGGTAAAAATTGGCTCATCCAGGTTTGTGATCCATTCCACGATAGACCATTTAAAAAGATGGGGTGGGTGGACAATAATACAAGACCTTCAATCGTAAGGCAAGTGAAACAACAAATTGGAATTAGTGCTGTTTCGGGTGGAGGAGCTGCAGTGAATGCTCCCTGGGATTGCCATATTGCTTGGCTTCCGAACCTAATCACACAAAACGTGAATGGTAGTGCTTCGAGACAAAACAATGTGATAACAGCAAATGCAACAGCTTTAACAACTGTTGGTGGTTTGACCGCTATGGCCCAATTTAACGCCGGAACTGCCGTTAATTGGACACCTACAAATGGTTCAACTAATTTACTTGGTCAACTTTCGGTTGACCCTGCTTATCTCATTGGGGACACTAGATTGGTTGGAGTTGGCTTTGAAGTTACTGATACCTCGGCCAAAATCAATAAACAGGGATCATGCACTGTTTATGCTTATCCGCAAGATGGACAAAAAGAGATGTCTGTGATCAATGGAAATGGAGGAGCGTCCGCTTTAACATCGACTCCCATTCCATCGAGAAGAGTGCTTCTTCCCCCAACAACACTACAAACAGCAACATTGTTGCCTGGAACTCGAACCTGGGAAGCTGAGTTTGGATGTTATGTCGTACCGACTTTTCAAGACATTCATAATAAAGCGACCTGTTTGAGTTCAGTCACACCAATATATGAGAATCAATCAACTGTTTTCTCAACTGGTGCGGCCACAACCGCAACTTGTTACTTTCCAATTTTACCGTACAATGTCCAAGAGGCTAGTACGGGTACAGTCATAACATGGAATTGGAATGCACCACAATACACTAAAATCGCACCAGTGAATTCGGCTGGGTGTATATTAGCTGGACTTAATCCTAGTTCAACTTTCACACTCTCCCTTGTTTACTATATTGAGACGATACCAAGTATTGGACAGCCGGGAGATGTTGTCTTGACACAACCACCTCCTGGAAGATGTGCATGGGCCATGGATTTGTACACAGAAATTGTAACTTCACTTCCCCCTGGAGTAATGGTTGGAGAAAACAACTCAGGGGATTGGTTTTGGGGCGTGGTGGAAAGAATAGCTGATGCAGCTGCACCCGTTCTTCAAATGATTCCACATCCAATTGCTCAAGGAGCTGGGATGGTGGCGAGAGCCTTGGGTTCTAACCCAAATGGAAATCAAATGAACAATGCAACTCCAATTGCACCTAAACAACCAAAGAAAAAGAAGAAAAAGACTGCGAAGATGAACCGAAATCTAGCAGCTGGAAATCGAACCTTTGTCAATAAGAAAGGCAAGGTTAAAACGATCCAGGGTCCAATGAGGCCTCCAACTTCTTAAATAAAATGGGTTATCGGGACGAATGTCCTGTATAAGAGCTGATAGCTCACGTGCGTACTGATAATACGATTTTCACGAGACACTCTGTCAACCCGTAGAAACTAATCAACTACAAAAAAAAAA